AGATACCTGCGACAGAACTTCGCAGACTACAGGCACCTCAGCAAGATGTACACAGATGCAGAGTACCGCCACAAGCACTTCATCAAGACTGACCCAGACTACGCAGCAATCCATGCCCCAAAGAAGGAGGAAGACGCATGAACATATTCGTACTACACGTCATAGCCAAGGTAGCAGCAAGGATGTACTGCGACAAGCACGTACCCAAGATGGTTGTCGAGTTGTTGCAGCAGATGGGTACCGCTCTCATCCGACACGGTGCTACTCCTGACATGATGCCATTGACCAAGGCAGGCACACCACTCAAGGGAGGCTATCCCAAGCACCCCTGCACTCGATGGTGTGGTCACACACGTTCCAACTTCATCTGGGCTTCTAGACATGCCCTTGCACTATGCGAGGAGTACACCAAGAGGTTCGGCAAGACTCACTTCTGCGAGGCAGGCATCACGAAGATGACCGGCATGGCTTACATGATACCAGAGGGTGACCTAACGCCCTTCGCACTAGCCATGCCTAATGAGTACCGACCGGATTGGCGTCTGCCGTCAATGGACACCGATGCTATACTAGTCGGATTGGACAAGGAGACCGGAGAGTACGTCACCACTCATGCTACTAACGAGATTGCAGTCATGGCTTACAGGGACTACTACATCGGTGCCAAGGAGTTTGCCAAGTGGGAGAAGGGCACAGATGCACCTGATTGGTGGCCACACGAGAAGATACACGGGACAGAGGTGGTAGCATGAGATACAAGAGGACGGTGTTCCTGAACGGAGAGTATCGAACGCTAGTCAAGACCGACCCGAACGAGTTGGTGATGGCAAACGAGAATGCAGAGTACACGCTCAGGAATTGCATCACACCCCCAATGCCACTCAAGACTGAGTGGAAGCCACTAGAGATGACAAAGGAGGAAGAGGAATGAAGGAATACACAGAAGATGACATTGGCCAGAAATTTACGATTGTTACACCCGAGGGAACGTACATCGAGCAGGAGATTGTCAGATACACCTGCTTCGTCTGCGGAGAGAGCATGATTGGCACGATAAGGTCAGCAGGTGGCTTTGCTGCGGCGCACAAAATCTACCACGAAGAGGAATTGCAACTAGCGAGGTTGGGATAGTATGAGCAAAGGTTTCAGAGCAGACAACAAGATACTGATTATGTGGCCGGAGAGCCAGCGCATCATGGGACACCCTGATGCTGAGTTGGATTCAGACCACATGAGTGCGTATTGGATTTCACCCGAAGTCTGGGAAGAGTACAGAGACACCTACTACGAACCTGACGAGGAGGTGGAAGAGGAATGAGCAGAGGCAGGTCACGGACTAGAATCAGAGACATGGGCCTCATCACCGACAAGGGGCTTGCCTTCTCGATTCTGATGAACCTTCTGAACATATGGTCATCGGCCTACAAGGTCTACACAGATGGCTACGTCTACGATGCCAATGGGATTTGCAGAGGCAGAGTGAACAGGTTCGACAAGAGACTACCAGACAAGGTCATCAGGAACGTGACGAATGTGGGTAATGACATCCGCATTCACTCCTTCCTTCGTGGTCTGAGGAAGAGAGGAGAGAATCACGTCATGGTCTACGACCACAAGTTGCACTACTTCACGCTGAAGCACAGGGGAGGCACTCAAGGGCCGAGAGGCGAAGAGTGGATGGTCACTAACTACCATGTGGAAGATGCGAAGGACACGAAGAGGATAATGGTCTATGGTCAGAACAAGAGACACCGAGTCAACTACGCTGTCGAGGACTACGAGGAAATCCACTTCATTGGTGGAATAATATCAGCATGGGGAGACATTCACTGCATACCAAGGAGGAGGAACTAGAATGACTGACAAGCCAATAATTACGATTGCAACAGACGAGTGGGAATGGACGCTTTGGGAGGTGGAATGAATGACTGACAAGAGAATAATCGACACAGAGGACTTCTACCACATGGGACTCGACAGCCACATACCCGACAAGGGATGGGGATACAGCGTAGTGGTATGGAACCACATGATTGAGGTGTGCCCCTTCTACGATGGCAATGTTGTTGATGGTGTGGGTGTAATCATGTGCCATGACCTCGTTGAGGTTGGCAAGGCGATAGAACTCATCAGGGCTGGAAAAGCACCACGCTACGAGGATGGTGAGGAGGAATGACATTCATGGATTGGATAATGAGGAGATTCTGGCCTAGATTGCCCG